ATAATCTAAATGATTATCTTCCAGCAAAACCAAGTGAGGAAGGCGTCCAAGCAATAGCAGAAATGTTCCAAGCAAGTGTTGATGGAGAGCTGTATGATCCAGCAAGATGGGGTAACTTTTTTAAACCCTATGGACTTGATACAGGAAGTACAAACACTCAATCAACAGTCGCACCAGCTCAAACTGTACAAGCAACTGCAACAGAGAGTGTGGCTCCTGTAACAGAAACTGCACCTGCACCTGCACCAGCAGTAGAAACTCCTGCACCAGCACCAGCGGCTGAACCAGTAGCAACTGCTCCAGCAGAAGCATCAGGTGATGCAGGTAAAAAATCAGCAGATGATATTCTTGCAATGATTAGAAACAGACAGTCTTAAGGAGGTAATCATGCAAAAACCTTTTGACTTAACAAAGTTCAGAACTGGATTGACCAAAAGCATTAGTGGTATTAGTGCAGGATTCCATGACCCAAAGGATTGGATTAGCACTGGTAATAAAACACTTGACTACTTAATAAGTGGTGACTTTAATGGAGGTATTCCTTTAGGTAAAGTTAGTGTGTTTGCAGGTGAATCAGGTTCTGGTAAATCGTTTATATGTTCTGGAAACATTGTTAAAAATGCACAAGATAAAGGGTGTCAGGTAGTATTATTTGACTCTGAAAATGCATTGGACGAACAATGGTTACAGGCATTAAATGTCGACACTAGTCCAGAAAAATTACTGAGAATTAGTGTATCAATGATTGATGACGTTGCCAAAGCAATATCTGAATTTATTAAAGACTATAAAGCAAATTATGGCGATCTGGAATATGATGAAATGCCAAAACTTGTTTTTGTTGTAGATAGTTTAGGTATGCTTCTAACTCCAACAGACGTTGATCAATTCAACAAAGGTGATATGAAAGGTGATATGGGTCGTAAACCTAAGGCACTAGCCTCCTTGGTTAGAAATACGGTAAACCAAATTGCGCCTTTTCCTATCGCTCTAGTGGCTACAAATCACACTTATGCAAGTCAGGACATGTTCGACCCTGATGATAAAATAAGTGGTGGTCAAGGATTTATCTATGCGAGTAGCATAGTAGTAGCAATCAAAAAACTAAAACTTAAAGAAGATGCAGATGGTAACAAAACATCTTCTGTGCAAGGTATAAGAGCCGCATGTAAAGTTATGAAGTCAAGATATAGTAAACCTTTTGAAGGTGTGCAAATCAAGATTCCATATGAAAGCGGAATGGATCCATACAGTGGTATGTTAGAAATGCTAGAATCTAAAGGCATTGTGGAAAAAGTAGGTAATAAACTTTCTTACATATCTCCTGTAACTGGTGAAGAAATAAAAGAGTTCAGAAAAGCATGGACTGATGAAAAACTTCAGATAGTTATAGATGAATGGGGACAAAATCCTATAGCACAGGAAGATGTGCCTGAGGACATAGACCCTGAAGTTTTAGAACCAGAGATGGAGGATTATACAGATGAGTCCTGAAGTAGCACTACTGTATGAGGTATGGGATAATTTAAAGAGTGCCTTACCTCAAAAAGAACGTCTTCGAATTGCAGAGTCAATGGTGAGAACTTTTGATGAGCATGTTGATATTTCAGATGTTGAAAACAGTCTTAATGAGTTTGATACAATTATGAAAACTGCTATCGTAAGTCATTTTGACATCGGCTTGGAAGAAGAAGATGAAGACGAGGATTGGGATTACTAGTGGCAACCTATTTTAATAAAATTGTTGATGATCTAGGAAATATTGTAGATGCAATCGCATACTATGATAAAGAACTAGAAGATGCAAGATGGGAAGTCAGGATCAAAGGGAGTTTGGAGAAAGCCTCCGCCTCCCTTCCCGGTCTAACAGAGTTTCGTTTCAATCAATTACAAGAGATTGAAGCGATCCTCGAACATTTAAATATACAACTTCGCAAAGAACGTTCTATAACATTTCGTAAGTATTTGGAAAATTATAATAGAACTTTAAGTAGTCGTGACGCAGATAAATTTGTTGACGGTGAACAAAGTGTTATAGACTTAACACACTTAGTAAATCAGTTTAGTTTATTACGAAACAAATATCTAGGCATAATGAAGGGTTTAGATGCAAAACAATGGCAAATAGGCCACATTACCAGACTTAGAACAGCAGGTATGGAAGATATTGTAATAGACTAATGAAATTAGATTTACATGGTGTAAGACATCACGAAGTAGATCTTAAAGTTGAAAATTTTATTCTACTTAATCAAGACCAATTACCTTTAACAATTATATGTGGAAATAGTCAGAAAATGATTGATTTAGTCAATCAAGTAATAGATAGAATAGGCTGTAAAACAGTAATTATGGATTTGTACGGCGTAATAGTAATAAGAGAAATATGAAATACAAAATTGAAAAGCTCGTAAGGCAATTTAGAATGTGGAGAATTGCTATGGGAGTAAAGTTTTTATTGTGGAATACTGAAAGAAGACTTAAAAAAATAGCAAAAAAACAAGAAAAAACAAAATTAAAGCAAGAAAAGGCTTGACAATTTCAGTTTTTTTGCTATTATATATACATAGTTTAAATTAACCGTGGGAGGCAATATGCAAAACTATGTAAAAATCAAGCAAGGAACTTATCGTAGTTCCCCATTAAAGGATATGATCTTTCCTTTAATTAAATCCGTTAGTTATGGAAAAAGAGGAGCATTTGTAACTGTTGATGCAAGTGCTGTTATGAATCCTGATTACAAAAAAATCAGAGTCTTAATTGATAGCCCTACTGATGTAGAGCCTTCAAACAAAGAGGATTACGAAAGACTTATGGGTGTAGGTAAATCAAAGCCTAAAAAGAAAGAAACGCCTGAACAGGCTATGGACAGAATCAAAGGTCGTTTTGAAATACTAGACAAAATGACTGATGCTGTGGCTAATAGTGTTGTTAGAGGACTGATTGTATCAGGCCCTCCAGGAGTTGGTAAAAGTTTTGGTGTTGAAAAAATACTTGATGAGTATGAAGCAATGGCAAAACTAGGTGGAAACACTAGAACAGAAATTGTAAAAGGTAGTATGACACCTATTGGTTTGTTCCAAACACTTTTTAACAATTCTAATGAAGGTGACATTTTAGTATTTGATGACTGTGATAGTATTTTGTTTGATGAAGTTTGTCTAAACATGCTTAAAGCAGTTTTAGACTCAGGTAAGAAAAGAACAATTACTTGGAAAGCAGAATCAAGTGTATTAAGACGTGAAGGGATACCTGACAGATTTGACTTCAAAGGTGGCTGTATTTTTATTACTAATGTGAATTTTGAAAATGTTAGAAGTAAAAAGATCAGAGATCACTTAGAAGCTCTTATGTCAAGATGCCATTACATTGATCTTGGAATGGATTCTATAGAAGACAAGTTTTTGAGAATTAACCAAATCGTTAGAGATGGTATGCTCAAAGAATATGGATTCAGCAAAGAGTTCGAAAAAGAAATCATAGACTTTATGATCAAACATAGTGCTAGACTCAGGGAGATTAGTTTGAGAATGGTACTCAAGATTAGTGATTTGGCTAAAATGGATTTTGACTCCTGGAAAGAAATTGCAGAGTCAACTTGCATGAGAAGGATCAATATATACGAATCCTAATCATCACTGTAAATAAATATTTTTACAGTTCCCCCTAGTGTTCGAAATCCTCCCACTTCGAACACTTAGAATCCCCAAAGCAATTTGGGGATTCATCTTTTTTTAAAAAACACTTGACTTTAATACTTTTCAGTATATAATTAACTTTAGTTTCATATTATGGAGAAAAAATGAATGATTTTGATAAAAATTTTCATCTAAATATGTCTCCCTTATATGCTACATTTGTATTCATGCTGTTTATGTTATGGGCAAGTGAAGTAAAAGGAGATGAGATAGAAGAAATTGTTGTTACTGCTCAACAAGAAAATGTGGTCAAGGCAGACCCAATCACAAGCAGTAGTTTAATGAGTGCTATTATGCCAGCCTTTACTTGGAACGCAGGTGGTTATGGAGGCTTTGTAGGTTATAATGAAAGAGGTGCTCAAACATCACACACATCAGTTTATGTAAATGGTATTCCAGCAAACGATCCAGGTGCAAGTTGGTATGACTTTGGACATGATTTTGCTAGTGGGCAAACAGTAAAAGTTATCTCAGGTGCAAATGGTGTAATATATGGCTCAGGTAGTATAGCAGGAACAGTATTAATTCAGGATACAATAGAAAAAGGTTTAACATACAGAAACAAAGGTTCCATAGAACCTACATTTGTAAGAATTGCACCAATTGATCAATTAGAGTTTTCTATGATTGATGACAGTATTGGTAGTGTGAGAAACGACAATGACGAAGTAGACAACTACAATAATAAGTCTGCAAGATTTAATGTAGATGCTGGAGACTTTAGTATTGTAGGTAAGTTTACTGAATACGAATACGACTATGATAACTGTTATGGTTATAGTTGGAATCAAAGTAATGACTGTTTACAAGACGGACAAAGATATAATGTTGCTATTAGAAATGATTATATTACTTTAGGTAGAAAT